CAGACCAGAACTGGCTTTTCATCGGCGACTGGATGAAGCGCAAGGAATTCGAGAAGCGCCATCCCGGCAAGTCGGCCACGCCGATGATCGACAACAACGAAAGCTCGAAAGCCTTCTGGGGCCGTGAGGGTTATGTTCGCGTCACCGAATACTACTGGCGCGAGGCCTATGAATTCGAGATCGCCCAACTTGATGACGGCTCGATCATTAAAGACGGCGACAACGAAATCACCGACGACGAGAAGGCCGAGGCCAAGCGCCTCTGGGAACTGGCGCAGGCTGGTGGCCGCATTGTCCGAACCCGCAAGCATCGCTCGTTCCGCGTGAAATGGGCCAAGATCACCTACAACGACACGATCGAGGGGCCTTACACGCTGCCAGGCACCATTATTCCGGTGGCGCCCATCATTGGCAAGCGCATCGAGGGCGACGAGGATACGCTGCATTACGGCATCGTGCGGTTCGCCAAAGAGCCCAAGCAGATGGAGAATTTCTGGTGGTCATCGGCCACCGAGCGCATTTCCCAGATGCCTAAGTCCCCATGGGTGGTGACGGCCACCAACATCGCCGACCATAAGGACGACTGGGACAACGCCAACCGCGGCCTCAAGCCCTATCTGCCGTTCACGCCTGACCCGCTGTTCCCCGGTGGCCCGCAGCGCTCGACTCCGCCTTCGATCCCGGCCGGCGAGATCGGAATGATGATGACCGCCCGCGAAATGGTGAAGGGAGCCATCGGTCTCCACGACGCGGCGATCGGCAAGGACACCAACAAGCAGTCGGGCCGCGCGCTGATGGCGCTCGAGAACTCGGCCAATGTCGGCAGCTTCGTGTTCACCGACAATCTGCGCATGGCAGTGAGCTATATCGGTCGGGCCATGCTCGAATGGATCCCCTCGATTTACGACGCCGAGCGCATCATCACCATCCGCCAGGAGAACGGCGAGACCGACACCCTGCGGCTCAATGAGATTGTTGAAGGCGTGCTGCGCAACGACATCAAGCAGGGCACATACGATCAGGACGTCACCACCGGCCCCGCCTATGCCACCCTTCGACAGCAGTCTGCGGATTCGATGGCGCAGTTCTTCCAGTTCGCCCCCGACGCCCTGCCGGCCATGATGGACATTTTCCTCGAGGCGCAGGACTGGCCGGGGTCCAAGCTCATGGCCAAGCGTGCGCGCAAGATGGTGCCGCCTCAGTTGCTGGACGAGACCGAGTTGACCGAGGACGAGAAGGAAAAGGCGCAGCAGCCCGCGCCTCCCGATCCAGAGCAGGTTGCCATGGAAGCCGACATCAACGCGCGCATGGCAGCGTCTGAAGCCTCAATCGCCACTTCGGAAGCCGCCAAGGTTACTGCCCAGGCCAAGATCGCCACCGCCGAGCGCGACGTGGCCAAGTCCAACAACGACCTCGCCATCAGCGACAACAAGGTTGCTGAAACCGAACTGAACACCGTTCGCGGCGCGGTAGACGCGGCTCAACCCGCAGCCGCTCCATCAACCAAGCCCGCGCCGGAAGAACCCGGGGAATCGGACGCTGTGACCCGCGACGAGTTCGTTGCATTCCAAGACGACGTGCGCGGCGCCCTGACCTCCATCATTCAGGCGATCAAGGCTATCCAGCCCCCCGCGCCTGTTGAGCCGCCTGCCCCTATCGTGCCTGCGCCTGCACCCACTCCCCAGTCAATCCAGTAGAGGGCCAATCTATGGGAACCGAGAACGACCACGACGACACGCCGCTGACCGACGAAGCATGGCGCGCTGAGACCGCCGCTTTTAAGACGCCGGGGCAGGATGGCCCTGCAGCCGCCGACATCGACGCCGAGCAGACCGAAGGCGAGCGGAACGCCGATGGCACCTTCAAGGCCAAGGACGAGCCGAAGGCCGAGGCCAAGGCTGCCGACGCTGTGGAAAGCGACGAGGACCGCGCCGCCCGCGAGGAAGTCGAGGGCAAGGGCGGAAAGGATCTCCCGCCAGGCGTGCAGGCGCGCATCAAGCGCCTCAACGCCAAGGAGGATGACCTCAAGCGCCGCGAAGCCGCCGTCGCCGCCATGGAAGCCGAGAAGGCCAAGCCCAAGGACGACGCGCCCAAGACCGACACCAGCAAGATCACGCTGCCGGCGCATATCGAGCAGGCAGACTTCGAAGCCGCCGCGACCTTCATCCTTGAAAACGTCGACGCCGATACCAGCGACGAACTCAAGAGGGTCAAGGGCCTAACCGAAGACATCTTGGTATCGATGAGCGATGTGGCTGATGGCGACAAGACCAAGCTCGCGTCGATTGCCGAGTTCGTCATTGCGTCCGAGCCTGCGATAAAGGCCATCAACGAACTGCCCGCCCGCAAGCGCGCCGCGGCTTTCGAAAAGGCGTTCAACGCATTCGCCGAGGCGGCGCCGGCCAAGACCGAACCAGAGGCCAAGGCCAAGCCCGACAAGTCGAGCAAGGCACCGCCGCCGATCAGCCGGAATGGCGGGGCTACCAAGTCGGTGAATGTCGATGACTTCGCCAGCTATGAGGCCGCGCGCAATGCCGAGGACATCGAAAAGGGACAGCGGCCGTATTGACCTGAATTAATATCGTTGTAAAGTAATTGGGCCGGAGCGGTTGAGACGCTTCCGGCCCTTTATCATTCGCAACTACGGGGTTAGCGATGACGACGACAAAACTATGCTCGATTGAAGGATGCGGCAAGCCGCACTTAGCCAAGGGCTTTTGCTCCATGCACTGGGGCAGATGGAAAAGGCTGGGCGACCCGCTCAAGAGCCTTCGTCCGGCCAATGGGACCACTGCTGCCTATTACGCAGAGACCGTCGTGCCCTATGAAGGTGACGAGTGCCTGATCTGGCCGTTCGCGAAAAACGCAGATGGGCGCGCCGTCATGAGTACATGGCCGAAGCCAGGCATGCAGCTTGTTCACCGAAGGCTTTGCGGCGACGTGCATGGCGAGCCACCAACACCGCTCCACGACGCGGCCCATTCATGCGGCAAGGGCAATCTCGGATGCGTCAACAAACGGCATTTGCGGTGGGCGACCAAGTCCGAGAACGAGATGGACAAGGTTGGGCACGGGACATCGAACAGAGGCGAGCAGCACGGCGCTCACAAGCTGACCGAAGCCGATGTGCGCGAGATCAGGGCAATGCGAGGCAGGGAGAAACAGGCAGACCTCGCTAGACGCTTTGGCATCAACAACAGCCTCGTCTCAATGATCCAGACGCGCAAAAGATGGGAGTGGCTTGAGGATTGACCGGAGTTGTGGCATTGATGCTGCAACGTTTGGCCACTCGACGGTACTAAAGGGCTAGCTGACGACGCGCTGAGCGCCGGTTGAAAAAAGAACCTCAACCCTTCCTCAGAAGAAAGCTAGCCCTATGCCCGCACTTAATGGCGACGGTGGTGTATACCTAACCAACGATATTATAGCAAGTGAAGTCCTCCGCTTGCTGAAAAACAACCTCGTCTATGCCCGTATCGTGTCGAAGCGCTATGAAAGCGAATTCGCCGACGTCGGCCAGACGATCAACATCCAGCTTCCCGCTCGCACTCAGTCCGCCGAAGGCCGCACGCTGGTCATCCAGCCCATGGTCAAGCGCACTGTTCCGCTGACCATCGACCGCCACCGCCATGTCGGCTTCGAATGGACTGTCCGCGACCGCACCCTGTCGATCGGCGATTTCTCGAACCTGTTCCTGCGCTCGGCAGTTGCCCAGCTTGCGAACGTGATCGACCGCGCCGTTGGCCAGGAAGTCCTCGACGCCTCGTTCTTCTCGTCCGGCACGGCCGGCACTGCGATCAACGTCAACACCATCATCGACGCCAACGCCAAGGCCGAAATGACCGGCATGCCCCGCGATGGCATGACCCACGCCGTCCTCGACCCCCGTGATGCCGCGGCAATCTCCAAGGACATCAAGACCCTCTACAACGACGGCATGGTCAAGACCGCCGTGCAGAAGGGCTATCTCGGCTATATCGATGACGTGAACATGTACCGTTCCGCCAACGCCCCCACTCACCAGGTCGGCCCGCTCGGCGGCACCCCGTTGGTGAATGGCGCTGCGCAGTCCGGCGCTTCGCTGATCACCGATGGCTGGACCGCTGCCGCTGCGCTTCGTCTGCGCAAGGGTGACGTGTTCACCATTGCCGGCGTGTTCGCCATCAACCCGCAGTCGTATGAATCGACCGGCGATCTGCAGCAGTTCACCGTCACCGCCGACGTTTCCTCGGACGGCGCCGGCAATGCGACGATCCCGATCAGCCCTGCCATCAACTCGGGTGCCCAGACCACGCCCGACGCGGCCGGCAACAACATCTCGACCAAGGGCTATAAGAACGTCGACGCTCTGGCCGCTGACAACGCCGCCATCACAGTCGTGGGCACGGCCAACACCCGTTACCGCTACGCGCCGATCTTCCACCGCGATGCCCTGGCCTTCGCCGCTCCTCCCCTGGCACCGGTCAAGTCCGCTGTGGTCTCCACCACCAAGGTCGACCCTGACACCGGCATCGGCATCAGCCTGACGATGGCCTATGACATCACGAACCACAAGGAAATCAGCCGCCTTGACGTGATCTGGGGCACCAAGGCCGTCTACCCCGAATTGATCCATCGCGTCATTTCGGCAGCAATCTAACCGCCAATCCCGGTGGTTGAGCAAGGCGGGGCTGATGTCCCGCCTTTTTCGTAAGGAGCGACAAGAATGGACGATCGCGTTTGGATGTATCACGAGACCGAAGCCCCCGAGGGCCGGATCTTCAACGTCAAGAACCGCAAAGAGGCCGATGACCTCGACGCCGATGGCTGGGTGGATTCGCCCGACAAGTTCGGCAAGAAGAAAGCCCCAAAGGCTGGGACCGGCAACGCCGGCAGCGGCGACGATCCGAAGCCCATCGCCAAGATGGATGTGGCCGAACTGGAAGATTACATCGTGCAGCGCGGCGGCGTACCGGAAGGCAACAAGGCTGCCAAGGTCAAGCTGGCTCTTTCCCTGCCGACTGAGCCCGCCAAGACCGCGCCGGCCGATGTCGAGGATGCCGAGGACGGCGACGGCGTGAACCAGAAGCATGACGATGACGAAGCTGTCGTCGCCGAAACTGATGCGCCCAAGCCCGTCGACCAGATGAGCGCCGAGGAACTTCGCGCCGAGCTCGATGAAGCCGAAGTCACCTATGCCGAGGACGCATCGGTCGACAACCTAAAGGCGGGCGTCAAAGCCCTGCGCGGCGAGTAACCCCAGATGGCCCGGACGATAAAGACCACGATCGAAGGCGCCCTGCGCAAAATCGGCGCGCTTGCCGAAGCAGAGCAGGCCACCGCCGACATGATCGAAGATGGCAAGCTGCAGTTGCAGGAGCTTATCGCGTCGTGGTCCGCGTCCGGGCTGATCATCCCGTATCTGTCGCGGACGGTCCTCGTCGGCGACAACACGAAAGCCTCCTACACCTGGGGGCCAGGCGGCGACATCAATTCCGTGGCCCCGGTGGATGTCGCCGCCGTCTCATTCGTGCTGGAAAACTCACAGTACGCCCTCAAGCCCGGTGATGAAACGCTGTTCATGGGTGATCGGCTGCTCGGCAACACCGGCAGCCCGTCGTGGTTCTATTTCGAGCGCCAGACGCTGCCGATCCTGCATTTCGACGTGGCGCCCTATGGCGGGCTGTTCAAGATCACCAGCACGATGGCGATGGATGACACTCTGGAACTCACCGACGATCTGGAATTGCCGCCCTATTACACGCGCATGATCGTCAACAATCTCGCGCTTGAGATGTGCCCGGACTATGACCGCGAGCCGAGCGCCGTGCTGGTCTCCGTCGCGGCGCGCAGCCTCAACATCGTCCGCAGCCGCGCGCTCAGCCCCGTTCCCAGCCAGACCTTGGAAACGCCGCGCGGCGGCTACCATCGCACCTCCGACCTCGACTATGGGTTCTAAGCCATGAAGTTGCAGCCGTTCCCGCTGCCGATCTCTTACGGCCAGACCGACGCGGTGAAGAACAGCGGCGGCTACCTGATCAACATGGAAGCCGAGAAAGCGCCAGACGATGCCAAGACCCCGGTGACGCTGCTTGGGTCGCCCGGCCTCAAGCTGTTCTGCGACACCGGCATTGATCCAGTGCTGTCCAAGATCGAGATCAACAATGCCGACTATGCCGTCACCAAGACGGCGGTTTACCGAATTTTCCCCGATGGCGGCTTCTATCGCTTCGGCACCGTGGCGCTCGAGACGCTGAATTCGATTGCCACCAACGGCATCCATATCGTCGTGACGGACGGCAAGCGCATCTTCGCCTATACCATCCAAGCGGATGAGCAGTCGCGCTATGACAACCAGACGCCATATGTGGATTTCGTGACCGAGCTCACCAACGCGCCGAACTATTATCCGGCATCGACGGTGACGTTCCTCGACCAGATGTTCGTTTTCGGCCGTGACGATACCAACCAGTTTTACAACACCGGCCTGCTCAATCTGACGGTCAACAGCGCGGCGTTCACCAGCGCCGAAAGCAACCCCGACAATACCGTTGCGGTGATCGAGAACCAGCAGCAGATCATTGTCGTGGGTCGGCGCACGTTCGAGGTGTTCTACAATTCCGGGACCGGCGAAAGCCCGTTCGTCCGCGTGCAGGGTGCCGTGGGCGATCATGGCTCGATTTCGCCCTATACCGTCAAGCGGCTGCGCAATTCGGTTTTCTGGCTCGACCAGAATGGCACGGTGGTGCAACTCGTCGGCTATCAGCCGCGCCCGATCTCAACCCATGCGATCGAGGAAGCCATCAAGATCGGCGATCTGGCCACGGCCTTTGCCTTTACTTATTCCGATGACGGGCACGACTATTACCAGTTGACGGTCGGCGAACTGACCTTCGTGTTCGACCTCGCGACGGGCCTATGGCACCAGCGCCAGGATTACACCTACGGCCGGCACCGGGCGAACTGCCATTCGCTGGCCTATAGCCGCAACCTCGTCGGCAGCTTCGTGGACGGCAAAATCTATGAGATGAGCCGCGACTATTACGACAATGCCGGCGACCCGCTGGTGGCCGTGCTGGTGCCGACCGCGCTGGACAGCGCTTTTCAGATGGTCAGCCATTCGTCGGTTGAACTGGACATCGACGTCGGATTTGCCACCCCCGCCTGCCCTGATCCCGTCATCGGGATGGAGATTTCCAACGACGATGGCGAGACGTGGGGCGTGCAGCGGCTGGTGGCGCTGGGCAAGGTTGGCCAGAAGGCGCGCCGCGTCCGCTGGCAGCGCAATGGCCAGGCCCGCCAGCGCCGCTATCGGTTCACGATCAGTGACCCGGTGCCGCGGCGCCTGACCTCCAAGATGTGGCTGGGGACGCGCTGATGACCATCCTCAACGCCAACATCCCCATCGTGACGCAGGACGGCAAGCCGACCGTGCAGTTCGTCGCCTATCTCACGGCGCTGGAAAACGGTGTATTGGTGACCAACAGCATCGACCTGCCGAAGGTGCAGCCATCGGCAGGCTGGCAGCGATTCCTTGCTGATGTCGGAATCACGGTGACCGGCAACGGCACGAACTGGCTCGAACCTGACGGGACAATTTATCTATGATCCGCCGCGCAACCATTGCCGACACGCTTCACGTCGCCACGCTGGGCCACAAGTTCATCGAGGCCGCGCAGATGCCGGCCGCGACCATCGAGCATTGCATCGACTTCTGCGCCCGCGCGCTTTCCTCGGACCAATGCGGCTGCTTTGTCAGCGACGGAGGAGTGATCCTCGGCGTGCTGTCGGGCCTCTACTATCGCCCCGATTACCTGCAGGTGTCGGAATTGTTTTGGTGGGCAGAGGACGGCATGGGCAAGGCGCTGCTCGCCGCACTGGAAGATTGGGGCCGCGAAATGGGCGCGAAGGAAATCAACATGTCGACGCTCGACTATTTCACCCACAAGAAGATCGAAACGCTGCTGGAAGTGCGGGGCTATGAACTCCGCGAAAAGACCTTCCGCAAGAACCTGGGGGCGTAAGCCATGGCTATCGGCACAACCGCCGCAATTCTCGGTTCGGCAGCTATCAGCGCCGGTGCCGGCATCTTCGGAGCAATGCAGCAGTCCTCGGCAGCGGATCGGGCAACCAACGCCCAGACCGCGGCGCAGGACAAGAACATCGCCCTGCAGCGCGAAATCTTCGACCAGCAAAAGGCCACGCTTGCCCCATGGCAGACGGCAGGGCTCGAAGCGCTCAACAAGATCCGAACCGGCATTGCGGATGGCTCGTTTGACATCTCGAAATACGGTTACAACGATCTGGTCAAAGACCCCGGATATCAGTTCCGGCTGTCGGAGGGCACCAACGCGCTCGAACGGGCGGCGGCGGCGCGCGGCAAGTTCATCAGCGGCGACCAGTTGAACGATGTGCAAACCTACGGCCAGAACATGGCCAGCCAGGAATTCGGCAACGCCTTCGCCCGGACGGCAGCCGAGCGAGACACGCGCTACAATATTCTGAGCAACGTGGCCAATCAGGGGTATGGTGCGGCAACGGCGCTGACCGGCGTGGCGGGGCAGATGGGCGACAAGATCGCAACTGCGAACACCAACATCGGGAATGCGCAAGCGACGGGCGCCATCAATCAAGGCAATGTCTGGGCTGGTCTAGCGACCAATCTGGCCAAGACCGGCAACAACGCCCTCGAGAACTATATGCTCTATAACCGTCTGGGAGCCGCATGATGGCCGACGAATTCGGGATCGACCTGGGGAATGTGCTCGGCAAGGTCGAGGAAATCCGCAACGCGCGCATCCGCAACCGGCTGGGCGAGACGCAGCTTGCCGACGCCGATGCAGCCAAGGCAGCGCGGGCGCAGGCTATCGGCGGCGATGTGCAAGGCGGGCTTTCGTCGCTCGCTGCCATCGACCCGACGCAGGCCACGCAGTTGCAGACCTATTTCAGCGGGCTTGATGACACGCAGAAGGCCGCGGCCGCAGCCAACATCGACCAGATCGGGCGCGCCGCCGCCTATGTGCTGTCGTCGGACGATCCCGAATTGGCTTATCAGCAGGTCCGGGGCATGATCACTGACCCCAAGGTCCAGCAGTCGATGCCGGCGACCTTTGATCAGGGCTGGGTTGAACTGCAGCTTGCCAATGCGTCGAGCATCGATGACATCCTCAAGCGCGGCGCGCCGGCCGAGCGAGATCTGACGACTGTGGCCCCTGGCAGCACCGTGATCGACAACGCAACCGGCCAGCCAGTCTACACCGCCCCGCCAAAGGATGCGGCCCCGACGACTGCGGCCACGGCGCTGGGCAAGCTTAAAGCCGATCTCGACGCTGGCTTCATTGACCAGCCGACCTATGACGCAGCGGTTCTCAAGCAGAACGCGCTGCCCAATGGCCAGACCATCAGCGTCGATCCGGCGACAGGCGCCATGACCATCCAGCAGGGCGGCGTCAACGGCACCGAAATGCCTAAGCTGACCGAAGGCCAGAGCAAAGACGTCAACTTCGTCGTCCGAAGCACTGCGGCCCTCGAAACCCTTTCCACGATCGACAACGAACTGACCAACCTCGTGGCGCGCGGCGCAGAAGCCGACCCGACTGGTTTGGCCAAGACATGGCTGCAAAGCGATGATTTCCAGAAGGCGCAGCAGGCGGCATCCGAGTTCAAGACCGCCATTCTCCGCAAGGATACTGGCGCCGCCGTCACGCCGCAGGAGGATGCACTCTATGACCGCCTCTATATTCCCCAGCCTGGGGACAAGAAGGCGGTGATCGATCAGAAGCGCGACGCGCGCCAGCGTGCGGTCGATGCGCTCAAGGCCGGTGTGCCGTCCGCTGCAATCGCCAATCTTGAGGAACAGGGACTGCTGCCCAAGGTCATCGAAGCGGCAGCGACTGCCGAGCCTGCAGCCGAAGCCGAACCAGCCGAAACCACCGGCCCAGACTTCTCGCAGCCGCCGACGAAGGTGGTCAACGGCACCGAATATTGGAACGTCAACGGCGAATGGTTCACCAAGTAAATGGCCAAAGTCACTGATCCCGCAGTTCTGGCGCTTCTCAATGGTGGCGTAGCGGCGCCAGCCAAGCCCGCTGGCGCGCCTTCGCTCGTTCCGGCCGCAACCGCACCCGCAACAGCCGCCCCTGCCGCCACTCCCTACGGCGGCGATGCGGCGGGCCTGTTGCGCGAGTTCGAAGGCTTTCGCGAAACGCCCTATTGGGATGTGAACGCCTATCGCACCGGCTATGGCTCCGACACGGTGACCCGCGCCGATGGTTCCGTTGTGCCAGTGACGCAGGGCATGTCGATCAACCGTGAAGACGCAGAGCGCGATCTTGCCCGCCGCACCCGCGAATTCGAGAACACGGCGACGGGCCAGATTGGTGCCGATGTCTGGGGTTCGCTGCCGGCCAATGCCCGCGCCGCCCTGACTTCGGTGACGTACAATTATGGCTCGCTGCCGAACTCGGTGGTCTCTGCCGCCAAGTCGGGCGATGTGAACGCGATTGCCGATGCGGTCTATGGGCTGCGCGGTCATAACAAGGGCATCAACGCCCAGCGCCGCGAGCGCGAGGCTGCAATTATCCGCGGCGAGGCTTACACGCCGTCCAGCGCCGCGGCTGATGCGGGAAACGTGGTCGCAACGCCATTCCCCGCCAATGGTGCTGGCCAGCGCGTCACCGACCCATCGGTTCTGTCCCTGCTCAACAGCGACACGCCGGCAGCCGATGCCGCCTCCGAGGAATCGCCAATCAGCCTGCCGCCCATTGCCGCGCCGATCTCGGTTGATCCTGCTGCCGTGCCAGCCGAGGCGCCGGTTGACCCGGCCATCGCCGCTAACCTCGCAGCGCAGGAACAGCTTCGCTCCGAACTTCCCGTTCCCGGCACCATCGAAAACCCGACAGTACCGAACGCATGGGAGCAGGTAACCGGCGCGCTCAAGAACGACGTGCGCGACATGGGCAACATGGTCGAGGACGCAGGCCGCAACGCCCTGTCGGCGATCGAAGGGCCAGGCCGCGCGCTGCAGGGCGACCCGGCATTCCAGCCGACCATCGACATGACCACAGGCGAGGTTGTCTCGCAGCCCCCAGCGATGATCGAAGCCGCAACCAATGCTGCCGGCCTGACGCTTGGCAATGGCCCCGGCATGGCGGCGCGCGGCATGCTGTCGGCTGATCCCCGCGTTGCGGCGCAGGCTGCCGCTCTGGCCCGTACTGCTGCGGCCGACGAGTTCGCCATCCCGCTCACCCGAGGGCAGGCAACGCAGACCCTCACCCAACAGGTCAACGAAGAACTGCTGCGCCAGGGCACGACGAACGCCAGCAAGGCCATCCAGAACTTCGACACGGCGCAGACGGCTGCGGTCGGCGATGCGGTCAACGCCATGGGCCAGCGTGTCGGCACTGGTGCAGCCGATGTCGGGCCGACCGTGATGAACGCGCTTAACAAGATCGTGTCAGACACCAAGACCAAGGCGAACGAGCTCTTTGACCGCGCCTTCGGCTCAAACCTGAAAATTCGCACATCGGCGCTCGGCGATCTTCCCGGCGCGGTCGCGCAGCGACACCCAGCCAGGCGGGGTAACGCCTGTTGCCAGCTTCGCGCTGCAGCAGATTGATCAGGCCAAGTCTATTCTGGCCGGCGTCTCCCCAACATCCTTGCCCGGCGACGGTGCCAATATCACGGCGGTCAACCTCCGCAGCATCGAGCAAATCCGCAAGCGCCTTGTGCAGTTGGAGGGCAGCACTCCCGAGGATCGGCGCGCCGTGGCTGCCGTAAAGCGCGGGTTTGATGATTGGCTGGACAACACCGTCGACCGGATGCTGATCACTGGCGACGACGAGGCGCTGGAAGCCCTCAAGGAAGCCCGCGCGGCATGGTCGGACTATAAGAACCTGTCGACCGCCAAGCCAGGTCAGGCGGCGCAGCAGGCCGTCGTCAAGATGCAGAAGCAGGACGCCACCGCCGAGGAAGTCGCGAACTGGCTCTATGGCGCTGACATCGCCAGCCCCAGCTTGGCGGCGCCCAAGGTTGCCGAGCGCATCAAGGGCATCGTCGGCGACGACAGCGATGCGTGGTCTGCCGTCCGAGCATCGGCGTTTGAGCGGCTGGTGACCAATCCGAACACCGGCGACCCGCGCACGCCGCTGATGATCTCCAACCGGATCGACCAGTTCCTCAACAACAAGGGCGAGACGCTTTCGCGGGTGCTGTTCAGCGACGAGGAAATCAGCGAGCTCAAGCGGTTCTCGGATGTGCTGAAAACCACGGTGACGCCGCGCAATGCCGCCAACCCCAGCCGGTCTGGTTCCACGCTGATCAACGCGGCCCGCAAGCTATCCGGGCAACTGGCCGGCGTGTTCGGTGCCATGGCGGGCGGGCCTGCCGCTGGCGTGGCGGCTGCGCTGGCCTATCCGGTATTTCAGGCTGCAAAGGAAGGCGGGCGGGCTGCCAACGCGCTCAAGCGCATCGAGCCGATTGCACCTGTCGCCGCGCCGCCCTACAGCAACAGCAACGTGCTGACCCGGTTCGGCATCACTGCACCGGCCGAGCCTGCGCAAGACGTCGTGCCAGAAAACTCCAATGTGCTCTACCAACTCGCAACCTGATCGGATCTGACATGGCCGCTTTGCCCTTTAACAATCCCAGGTTCTTCGCCCGCGATCCTGACGACGACACGCCGCTGGTCGGCGGGCTGGTTTACACCTACATGGCCGGCACGACGACGCCGAAGCTGACATGGGCCGACTATGCGCAGACCTCGGCGCGCACCAATCCGATCGTGCTCGAGGCTGACGGGGGTGCCGACCTTTTCGGCTCGGGCGCCTACAAGATCATCGTGCGGCGCCCCGATAACACGCTGGTTCATGAGATCGACAACGTCGTTATCGGCAACGAAGGGAACGGAAACGCCATCAACAATGGCGAGGTCATCTATACCACGGATCATATGGTCACATCCGCGGACGATGGGCTGACGCTGATCGCCAACAGACCGACCGCAATCACATTTGCCCTAGACAATGCGGTGACGCTGGGGCCGAACTTCGCTGTCATCATCAAGAATATTGGTCTCGGCACCCTGACGCTCGACCCGTCTCTGACGGATTTGATCGACGGTGCGGCCACTAAAGTCATGCAGTCTGGCTCGTCTGCCATCGTAACAAGCAATGGAACGGGGTTCCGCACGTTCTTTCTTTACGACGCGATGATTGACCAGAAGATCGCCGCTGCTGTGGCGGCCGTTAAGGCGGACGTTTGGTCGGCAAAGGCAATCGGCGAGCCATTCCCGATCTTTTCGCATCTGGCAGGGTGCCCGATACCAGTCAACAATGCTGACCACACGTTTATCACCCTAAGCGCAGGCGCCGGTGCAGGTTTTAACGCTGGCAAACTGACCGGAGAAACGGTGACGGGGTCATTCCCGCTGGTGCAGGCTACGGCCACAATCAGTTTCGCAGGCAGCCCTATCGATGGCCAGTCCGTCCATCTCATCAATACGGAACGCCGATTCGTCCGCGCCGGCAGTTCTGGGGCCGTAGAACAAGACGCTTTCGAAGACCACGTCCATACAACTCCTTGGCGAACCTCTGGCGCTCAGTTCGCCACAGGAGGGGTGCAGCCAGTGGCCGAGCCTGGCAGCACCACCAATACTAGTGGTGGGATCGGGCGGGTCAGCGTCGAAACCCGCGGCAAGAACGTTGGTGCCGAATATTTCATGAGGATCAAATAATGCCATACGCTATCGAAAATGGCGTCTGCCAAGAATATCAGGACGGCGCAGTCAAGATCACTGATGCCGAATACAGCGAAGCGGTCGAAGCAATGATGGCTGGCATGGCTGTCACCGTAGAAGGCGGAAAGTTTGCGATTATCGATCCGCCTCCCACTGAGGAACAGGAGGTTGAGGAATAATGCAGCCAGGTTATGAATGGCTCTGGAAAGAGCCGTCGCCCAAGATGCTTCTGGAAATGCTGGCGATCTACGGCACTCGAGAGGTCATCGGCCCGAAGAACAATCCCGTCATCATGGGATGGGCCAAGGAAACGAATACCACCTATCCGGGCGATGACGTCGCTTGGTGCGGGCTGGCTGTGTCGATCGCCGCCAAGCGCGCCGGCTGGGACTACCACCCCAAGGGCAATGCGCTATGGGCTCGCAATTGGGCATCGTGGGGGACAAAGCAAGACGTCGCAATGCTCGGCGACGTGCTGGTCTTCCCTCGCGGCCAAGGTGGGCACGTCGCGCTTTACGTCGGCGAGGATGAAACCCACTATCACATCCTCGGCGGCAACCAGTCGGACATGGTCAACATCGTCCGCAAGGCCAAGACCCCGCTTCTCGCCATCCGTCGCGCGCCGTGGAAGATTGCCCAGCCGGCAAACGTCCGCGTCGTCAAACTCAGCGCCAAGGGTGCACCAACCTCAGTGAAGGAAGATTGATATGACCGATCGCAAAGCAGCCTTCGACACCATTTTTGATATTGTCCGCTCAACGGTGGCGCAGCCCAGCGTGCCAGTCGTCAGCGGCGCCGAGAATGCAGTGGCAAACGCCGTTGCAAAGGAAATCGCTCCGGTAATCGTCAACGCGACCAATTCGGAACCCTGGTATCAGTCGCGCATTCTCCGGGGCATCGCCATCTCAGCAATCGGGTATGCGGCCGGCAAGTTGGGCTACGCGGTCAGCAACGAAGATGCGCAAACGGTGATCGAGATAATCACCCAGATTGTGCAGGGTGCGGGCCTGCTTTATGCAACATATGGGCGCATCGTCGGTGCGTCAAAGAAGCCCCTCGGGCAGTAGGATTCCCATATGAACACGAACGAAGCAGTCCTGAATATCGCCAACACCCTCGCCGAAGCCGAGCGCCGCGACCGCCATACCGTCAAGGAGGGCCGCGCCCTCAAGGATGATTTCAAGTCGATCTCGGAAAACGGAGATGCCGGCAACCTGCTCACCACGTCGCTGTTCGCCACGATGGACGCGATGAACACGCGCCACGCCGCCGAGCGCCTGTCGTTCCATCAGGAACTGACGTCGATTGCCCAGAGCCTCGACATCGACGTTCCGCCGACGGGGGAAGCTGGGGGCGGTGAGGACTTCGGCGCTCGGTCAGGCGGGCGATGATGTCGATCTACAATGTAATCATTGGGGCGGGGGCTGCCGCAGCAGCCCTCGTTTGCTATGGGCAGTGGCGATATCTGGCATGGATCGCCGCTATCATCGGCTCCTATGCTCTCAGCGTGGCCTATTGGGACTTGGGCCTGCCCTATCCTGAATTTTTCGCCGGCTGCTGTGACCTGGCCGTGGTCGGGCTGATCGCATGGCAGGCGCGCTTCATCTGGGAGCTCTGGCTTGGCCTGCTGTTCCTCACGATGTCATTTGTGAACCTGGTCTATTTCGCCAATAACCTGCTCGGCGCGGCGCTTGTGTCCCATGCCGCTTATTCTGGATTGCTGGAGGTGGCGAACGTGGCCGCTATTTTGGTGATTGGCGGGACGTGCTCATTTGAGAAGTCCGGCCTTGATCATGTTCTTCCTCTTCGTCCTTGGATGTTTCTTTTCGGCCGGATGCGTCCTGCTTATGCACGCAGTAATTCGCGTTCTTAGGCATGGGCGCAGCGGAAGATCTCGCGGTAGGGGTCGGCAATAAGCTGATCGAGCATGGCCCGCTTGGGTGGCTTGCGCTGGCCGGGTGGTTATGTGCCATCGTCGCCTCGCTGGTTGTGATAGTGGTATGGAAAGCGCTGCGGACAAGCGAGGCGGCGCGATTGAAAGACCTGCTGGACGACAAAGAATCGGCTGAAAAAGAACGAGCAGAGCAGGATCGAAAAATGGATCGACTGCAAGCCGTGCTGGAGGCCAGACGATGATAGGTTGGGTTCGCAAAATGCTGGGTATCAGGGTGGCCGACACATCACAGTTGCGCCTTCAAACCAAAGAGCAGCGACAACTCGCTGCCTTGGCCCGGAGCGAGCGCCAGTCGAAGATATTTCAGACCCTGATCGCCGAGGTGAGGAAGTGAACCGCAACGTATTCTGGACCATCGCCGCGGTCGGAGTTTATTGGCTGGCATGGGCCGCGCTGGGCACCGATGCCAAGGGCACAGAGTCGCTGCGCAACGTTGTGGCCGTGGGTGGCATCATCGTCGCCTTCATGAACGCCCTGCGCTACCTGCCCAATGCATGGAAGAAGTATCAGGCAGGGGCGACGGCCGGCGAGTGGCGCATGCTGTTCGGGCTCGAGCTTTTCTGGGTCGGGTTCGGTGCTCGCGAGGTTTACCTGATGGGTGATCGCTTCGGCAATTGGGATGCCACCGGCAACCCTCTAAACGGGTTCTTCGCCTTCTGGATATTGTGCGCGGGCCTGCTCTGCTTCTCGGCTGCCAGCGAGCCCATGCCCGTTGCCCCGCACCAGAACGTCTGGATCATAACCCTGGTCGCCGTGGTTGGCATGCTCTGCGGCATGCTGCTCTATCGTCTCATCTGGGGATAGCGCCAGCATCGTCATAAGCGCGTGCGCCAATAGGTTTGCGTCGATCATAGAAATGGCCCTCAAGCGGTAATTCGCTGAGGGCCATTGTCACATCAGGTCATTGCCAAACCGTTAAGACTTCGACCCGTCAGACGGCAAGGCGTTCATGCCGCCCTCATACAGCCGCATGGTCGCCTCGATGTCTTCGATATGCATGGCAAGCCCGGCCTCGACCGCTTCCACCTGCCGGCGCAGCAGATCGCGGCGGCTGATCAGTTCGAAGCGCTCGGATTCGAGCTCCTTGACAGCGAGGTCGATGCGGTCGCGATGGGTCGCAAGGCGCTGCACCATGGGCGCGGACTGGCTGGACAGTTCGGACAGCAGGGCTTCGGTCTGGGCAATTTCAGGCACGGCGACTTCTTTGGATTTAGCAGTCATTTGGGTTGGTCCTTTCCAACGGTTCTGTCAGTTGCTCGTTTCATGTGCTGCGGGCAGTAGGACTTCTGCCGCCCGGTGCGCGGGTCTGTTTCGGTGTGGTGGCCGCAGTAGCCGGTCACCTGATCGGTGCCAATTGGCCAGCGGCAGGTGTGGTCGTTCAACTGCGTGATGTCGATCGGCGCCGCACCCGGCAGCGGCAGCCAAGCTGTGCTGCGCAGGTATCGGCTGTCGCTCGGCAAAGGTTCGCCGGCTCTAGCCTGGTTGATCTTGTCCCGCGTCTTGTTGTTGACCATGCCCTTGTTGCCGTGCGCCTTGCGGGGAACTGCTGATGGGCCGCGGGTGAGGTAGGAGAGGGTCATGGCACGCCTCGTTTCTGAAAGCCTCGGCTCTGGATCTTCGCCCGCTGCTCGCGCGGCTTCCTCGGCTTTATCGGCTTGGCCATCATCGGCGTCTCGACGTCGAGCGGGATGATGATGATTTGCCGCTCGGCCAGCATGACGATGGCCGAGACGACAGCACGCAGTAGCAGCAGGTTCAAAGCCTCGCCATCCAGCCCGGTCTTGCCTTGGTCATAGGCGAAGTGGCAATCCGAGCAGGCCGGAAAGCCGGCGATGTCGTGCGCCTTGATGCCGGCGCCCTTGCCGAAGCCGTGCCCGTTGAGATGAGCCCAGACGGTGGTTTCCGGGTTGTGGTTGCAGATGCCGGGGATTTGCAGAAAGCACGGCTGGCCCTGCGCAGATCGAGTGACCTTCTTGGAGCGGATCATTGTGACCTCCCGAACATATCCTTGGTCCCAGCCTTCTTGTCCCGCAGGGTCAGCGATGCGTTGATCCGACGATCTGCGGCGTCGTGGCGATTGTGACATTGCTGGCAGAGGAAGCGCAGGTTCTCGTCGCTGTGGTCGGTCAGCTTTTGGTCTAGGTGCGCAACAGTGCAGACGATCTTGAAATATCGCCGCCCGAACATCCGCTCGGCGCTGATTGGGTGATGGTGGAACTGACCGCCGAAATCACGCCAGCCGAACGCATAGTTTTCGATGCCGCACTGCTCGCACTTATTGTCTGCCCGCGCCTTAATGCGATCGCGGATGGCCAGCCACTCTGGCGAGCGAATACTGCCGCCAGGGTAGAGTTTCATATTCGCTTCGGAGATTGGGCTCATGGCTGCTGCTGATCCTTCCAAGTCTGGAATGGGTCGAAGCCGAACCGGCCCATGCAGTGCGCAGCGGCGCGCTCAAGCAAAACGATCATCTCCTCGTCGCCCATGGATTCGTCGGCGGTCGAGACTGGGACCATTTCGACGCTTCCATCCACCCTCCACCGAGGGCGAACAAAGCCGAGGTCGAGCCGGATGTTGTGGTAAGCCTTTTCTGGGCTGTCGTAGCGGATATCGTCGGTGTTCTCGGCCAGGAGTTTGAGGCCGGCAAACCACAGACCACGCAACCCCTCCCGCTCGGTCTTGAACTTGGCCGTCATGCGCGAGAACCTGCCGCTATAGGTGCCGTTCGGCAGTTCGGAGATTTGCTGCTGGGCGTAGACGTCGCCAGGCGACAGCCTGCCATTG